ATTAATGGGTTAGCAAACGGCACAACTTACGCTGCTGGAAAAGGTCTATTAGTAGAAACAACTACAACATTACATACATATACTTTTCATAGAGAAGCTATTGATGCAACAGGAGTAACTAATGCTCAAACTCTTGTTAATGACTTTAACGACAGATACCAAGTAAGTGGTAGTGCTCCAAGTAATCATCCAGACGGATCTGCATTAAGTGATGGAGACTTATGGTTTGATACTTCAGCCAATGTAATGAAAGTTTACGATTTAGGTAACACACAGTATGATGCTGTTACTTCGATTGGAGACTTTAAATTATTAACAGTTGTACCTGATGGAGCTACATCTGGTAGTCCTACATTTGACGGTAATATTGTATCATACGATTTAAGAGATGGTAGTAATGCTGCTGCTATTACTAGCGTTGGGCAACTTATAGTTAGTCTTAACGGTGTTATACAGAAACCAAACAGTGGCTCATATAGTGCAAGTAATGAGGGATTCCATTTAGAAGGAACTAACGGAATTAAATTCTGCACAGCTCCTCCAAGCGGAGCGAGCTTATTTGTAACTTTAATAGGTTCTGCTACAGCTATAGGTACACCTAATGACAACACAGTAACAGAAGCTAAGTTAACATCTGATGCTGTAAGTGAAGCTAAGTTAAAAGTAAGTAATAGTCCTGTTAATGGATATTTCTTATCAGCACAATCTGGTGACACAGGTGGTTTAACTTGGACTAATGCTTTAGGTACAAACTTAGATGTAAAAACACATAAAGTTACTACATCAACTAATAACGGTAATGTACAAATAGAACCAAACGGCACAGGCGTTGTAGAGATACGTGGTGCTGGAGGTGCAGATGGTACATTACAACTTAACTGTTCTGCACAAAGTCATGGAGTAAAGATTAAGTCACCCGCACACAGTGCAGCGGCTACATATACACTTACACTTCCTATTAATATACAGAATGGTTACTTATTAACAACTGATGCAAATGGTCAAACATCATGGACTAACTCAGTTCCATCATCGTATCTGACTGGTGCATTACCCGCTTTAGACGGGTCAAATCTTACTGGACTACAAGCCGGTGCTACAGGTGGTAACTCAGGAGCCAACGCAGTATTCTGGGAAAATGATAACACAGTAACACATAGTTATACAATTACTGCAAACAAAAATGCTGGCACATTTGGTCCTATAACCATTAACAGTGGAGTGACCGTGACAGTACCTAACAACTCAACTTGGAGTATAATTTAATGACAATACAAATAAATGGTAATGGTACTATCACAGGAATTTCTGTTGGTGGTTTACCAGACGGTATCGTAGATACTGATATGATAGCTGCAAATGCAGTGGCTACAGCAAAAATAGCAGACGGAGCAGTCACAAGTACTAAATCGACTGGTCTTGGCGGTCTTGCTATGGCAGATGAATGGAGAGTTGCTTCAGATAACGGCGAAACTAATGATTCTGTTATAAGTGGTTGGGAAAGAAATGATACTGAGTTTTCTCAGATAGGAACTGGAATGACACAAAGTTCTGGAGTATTTACTTTCCCTGCAACTGGTATTTATAAAGTTGAGTTTTATGCTACATCTAGAAGAGCTGCTAACCAAAATCTTGCTGTTGTAAGATATCGCATACAAACAAGTACAGATAGTGGTAGTAACTGGAACGAAAGAGCTTTGAGTTCGTCACAAATGGCTTCGGCTGGTGACAACCAAGAAACTTTTAGTTGTTGTAGTGTAATCTTAGATGTTACAAACGCATCTACTTTTAGATTAAGACTCTATGTAGCTGCTACTACTCATGTAAGACCTTTGTATGGTAGTAATTCTAATCATACTTGTATGACCTTTTTAAAATTAGGAGATACATAATATGAGTATTAAACTACAGCACTCAGGTGGTAATGCGGTATCAATTAACCCACCTACATCCGCACCTACATCAAGTGAAGTAGCTTTCAAGTTACCTAATGCTGATGGAAGTGCAGGGCAAGTGCTTAAAACTGACGGAAATGGTAATCTTAGTTGGGTTAGCCAACCTGCTGGTGGTTTAGTAAATGCTGTTCAATTTAGACTATATCAAAACGTACCGCAAGATGTTGGGGGTGCAAACGAAGTACTTACACATTGGGAAAAAGTAGACACTTATAGTCCCGGTCAACTAGGTACGTTTACCGGTCCTTCAAGCGGTGTTTTTACTTTTCCTTCAACTGGTATCTGGAGAATTGATTATAACGTAATGGTACTTAATTCACACAGTAGCAGTGTAAAATGGTGGAAATCTAGAATATCATTAACAACAGATGGTGGTTCTTCTTTTAGCCTTGCTTCAGATGCACCTACTGAGGCTAATATTGCTGAGTATGACGTCAATCACACTTGTCATATATTTGATGTAACCAATGTATCTACACATAAAGTTAGATTTGTAGTCCGTGGTGAAGATGGGTATATTTACTACCAAGGAGATCAAGATCAAAATCGTACTTACGTTACATTTATGAAATTAGGAGATACATAATGGCATTAACAAAAGTCACCTCAGCAAGTATAAAAGATGGTGAATTAGTAAACGCTGATTTACATTCTGCTGCTAATATAGTTGGTACAAAACTAGCTGACGACACAATAGCTGAAGTAAAACTAGATATAAGTAATGCACCTAGTGCGGGAAATTTTCTTCAGTACAAAGACAATAGTGACCAATTAACTTGGGCACAGGCGTCCTCTCCAGAGGTTTACGGATTTAGTACATCTGGATCTCAACTACAAGTCACTACTACAAACGGTGGTGCAGACAATATCTCAGGTACAGTTTATGCTGCTTTTGATGATATTATTTTTGCAGCTACAGGATTTACCTTTAGCATAAACACAGACGGAAAATTAATCGCAACAATTTAAAATGGCAACAATAGATTTAGGAAAAATTAAACAGGTCTGGCGAGGTACTTACAACAACTCAACCGCATATACAGTTGATGATCTCGTAGCTTATACAGACGGTGGTGTAACATCCACATATATATGCGTAACAAACTCAACAGGTAACGCACCTTCAACTAGTGGTTCAGCACACGCAAACTGGAACTATGTAGCCAAAGGAGTAGCAATACCTGTACCTTTAAACACACAAACTGGTGCATACGTAGCTGTAGCTGGTGATGCCGGTAAAGCTATCTATATATCAACAGGTGGAGTAACTATCAATAACTCAGTATTTTCTGGTGGTGATCTAGTAACAATAGTAAATAATAGTGGGTCTAACCAAACTATTACTCAAGGTTCTGGAGTAACTTTATATAATGCTGCTGATGGTACTACAGGAAATAGAACTTTAGCACTTAGAGCTGTGGCAACTATATGGTTTGCTTCTGCTTCCGAATGTTATATATCAGGAGCAGGGTTAAGCTAATGCCAATACAACAAATGTTAGTTGGTATCGGTAAAGGTGAAGTATTTGCAGAAGCTACAGGCGGTACAGTTACCGAAGTTGGTGATTATAAAGTACACGCTTTTACTAGCTCAGGAACTTTTACTGTTACTCAACTAGCAGATACAAACGAATTTGAAACATTAGTAGTCGCTGGTGGTGCTGGTCCCGGAAATACTTTTGCTGCTGGAGGTGGCGGAGGTGGTGGTATTGTAAACCATCAAACTGGACAAGCTCTAACTGCTGCTGCATATACAATTACAGTTGGAGGTGGAGGTTCTGGTGCTGGAAACTCAAGTGGATGGCCGAATACCCCAACTGGTAATCAAGGAAGTGACTCATCTATAAAGTTAGCTTCTAATAGTTCTATAATACAAGAAGCTGATATTAGTGATATTCAGTCTATGTCAGGTATAACTGTATCTCAACCACAAGCTAACAACAAAGCAAGCTGGTCCTCTCATGCTCATTTTGTTGGAGGTAACAGTGCAAAAGTTGTAAACGGAACTACCACACAATATGTAGGTGGTGGTGGTTATCACAGCACAGGTTATGCTGGAGGTGGAGCTGGAGCCGGTCAAAACGGAATTGGACCTCATAGTACGACTGACAATACTCAGTCAGATACTCCAAGTTGGGCAACTGGTGGTTCTTATTCTGCTGGAGGTCACGGAGGTGATGGCTACTCAACAACCATGGTAACTGGTAGCACTACATACTACGGTGGTGGTGGTGGTGCCAGTACTCACGCAAATGGTGCATCCAATGTATGTGGTTATAATGCACCCGGCGGTCAAGGCGGTGGTGGTAATGGGTCAAATGGACACTGTTCAGCTGCTCAAAACGGTACTACAAACACAGGTGGTGGCGGCGGTGGCGGCCACAGTAACACATTTGGACTTAACTATTATGCGTCTGGTAATGGTGGATCTGGCGTAGTATATATTAAATATAAATTTAAATAGGAGGTTATATGGCACATTTTGCAGAATTAGACGATAGCAATATTGTTAAACAAGTAATTGTTGTCTCTGATGATAACGAAGCTGATGGTGAAAATTGGTGTAAAAATCTTTTAGGTGGTAACTGGAAACAAACAAGTTATAACGGCAACATAAGAAAAAACTTTGCAAGTATAGGTTTTACTTATGATGCAAGTAAAGATGCTTTTATTCCTCCTAAACCTTATCCTAGTTGGATTTTAGACGAAAGTACTTGTTTATGGAAAGCACCTGTTGATTATCCAAGTGATGGTAAGACATATGGTTGGTTTGAAAGTTCTACATCTTGGAAAGAAATAGCTTGGGATTCAACTGATAAAGCTTGGAAAGAAGTTACCTAGTGGAAATACCTACCATAGTATTACCTGATATTAAAAAGATAGAAACGGTAGAAATACCAATACCTACAGCTGACGTACCATACTATAAACCTATGGTAGTTCCTCCGAGCGATCTACGAGATCAGGAAGAGGAACCAGTCGAGACTGTAGAAGAAAAACCACCCGAACCACCTACTCTAAAGATACCGTTTATTAAACAGCCAGTACCTCAACCTTCTGCGGAAGTTGTAGTTGCTGCTGTTACAACGGCGGTGACAGCTGTGGCAGCTACAACTGTAGCTACACCTATTATACAAGATATTAGAGAAAGAGTTACAAAGTTTATAAACAATAAGATAAAAAAATGGAGACAAAACCGCCAGAAAAAAAAGGAATCTTCACAAAGCTCAAAGAAAATGTAGATGACCATGAAGAACAGATGGCAGTACTAGGTGCAGCGGTGCGTCTAGGTGTAGTTATCTGGTCCGGGTTTATTATTACGTTAGCTTATGTTGAGCTACCTATGGTCAAGAAGTCAGCTACAGCAGGCGATATTACGTTCGTCGCTTCGATTTTTACTGGAGCACTAGCGACATTCGGCTTGTCTACAGGTAATGGTAAGAAAACCGATAAGAAAGAACCTACTAAACCAAAATAATGAAAAAATGGATTCTTCTCTTAGCATTGTTGTCACCCGCAATCGCAAGAGCCAACACTGTGACGCCCCAGTTTACAACAGGGTCGATGCAGTCAACGACAACAACAACACAAACAATAACAGAAACGATAGAACACGACGTACTGGGAGCCAAAGTAGAAACTTGGTCTGGTACAAATATTACGCCAAGTGGTGCGATTGGTGCAGACGGTACAACATATTCAGTTACAACAGATGCAACAGAATGGGATCTATCAATAACAACAAGAGACGCAGGGACAATAGAAACAATAACAATAGACAGAACTATAGAAACAGATTCTACTACAAACTCTTACTCTATCTTTGCACAATAGGTACACCTGTATTTGCTGAGGACACTAATGTCAGCAATCCTGTAGCTGCTGCAACAGGTAACGTAACTAATCAGGCTGTACAATTTCAAAACAATGGTGCATCGTCACGTCAGATATATGGTCCAAACATACAATGTAATGGATCTACCATGACGTTTAGCCCTTTTTATATGGGTAATCACAGCAAACCATTTGACGAGTTTATGCAACCTAGTAGTTATACTATTGCAGAAAACTGGGGGTTCCAGATTAACTTTATGGTTCCCCTAGATAAGTCAGGATATAAGCAGTGCAAAGAAATGGCAAAGAGATATGAAGAGAAGATGAAGCTCGAGTATGAAATTACACGAGCCCATAAGTGTGCAGACTTAATGAAAAAAGGTTTTATGTATAGACCTAACACAACTAATGCAAAGCTGTGTCAGGATATCGTACCTATCGTTAAAGTCAAGCCACCTAAACCTAAAAAGAAATTTGGATTATTTTAAATGAGTAGTACACTATCAAGACAAATAGCAGAACGTGCAGAAGCTGCTAAAAAGAAGGCTGCTAAAAAGAAGCCTGCAAAGAAAACAACTGAAACCACCGAATCATGATTACATTAGTAAAACCAATTTTATTCGCCTTTATCAAAACTAAAGCAGTTAAAGAACTGATAGTCAAGTTATTAGAGGCATACGCAAAATCTACAGATAATACTGTTGATGATAAGCTAGTAGAGTTAGTTAAGAAAAATTTAGACGTATAACATGCAAACTTTAACCACCCAAAAGAAAAAACCTAAAATACAAATTATTGATAATTTTCTTCCTACAGAAATTTTTGATCAGTTTACTCACCATGCAATTACTTCTCCTCATTTTGTAGGAGTAGGTCATACAGCATATACAAATGAAGTATATAACGACAATTTTGCAGAGCTACAAATGCAAGCTATTTTATTTCGACGATATACAAATTCTAGTGAAATATCTGATTGTTACTTACGTTTAGAATCTCAAATAAAAAAAATACATGAGCTGTTAAAAATAAAAAAGCTTTGGTTAATGCGAGTAAATTGCACCTTTGGTCAAAAAGAAGGATACCAAGGAGCTTGGCATACAGACATGAATTGGACTGAAAGACTTGAAAAAAAGGGTTACACTTCTATTATTTATCTAAATTCTAATAACGGAGGTACGCAATTTAAAAACGGTCCTTTTATAGAGTCAAAAGCAAACAGATGTGTTATTGCTCCGATGACAGCAGTACATGCAGGCGTCTGGGCTACAAATATTAAATGTCGTTATGTATTAAATATTAATTATGAATCATATCAAAAATTTCAAAGTTAAAAATAAAGAAGATATTAAAAATTTTTTAAAACACTCTAGTATATTTTCACCACATCAATTAGTAACTGGAAATGGTTTATCATCTTACGATTATTATGGTAAACTATTTCAACAGTTTGGTGTCTTTGATGACTTAGCTAACTCTATCATTGATATAAACCCAATGCCTTTTTTAGATATGTGGGCAAATGTTAACCCACCGGGAACGCATGTAAAACCACATGATCATTTTACAGCTAAACATCCTAATTCAGTGGTTGGAGTATACTACTTAACTAAACCGATAAATTCTGGTAATCTTATTATAGAAGACACTGAGATTGAAATTGATGAAGATGATTTAGTTTTATTTAATGATGTGGATACACACTGGTCACAGAAGAATGAATCAACTGAGAACAGAATTGCAATTTCATTTAATATGAATCATAAACACCATTATCAACAAAGACCACGTAACTATGAACCAACAACAAACAAGAGTTATACCTAAAAAAGCTGCTGAAGAATCATTTAACGAGTTACACTACCTTGTTACTGAAGATTTTTTACGTAGAATCAAAAGTGGCGAAGCAACAACTCAGGACTTAAAAGCAGCATGTGATTGGCTAAAAACCAATGATATCACAGGTGTTGCTCTTGAAGGCAGTCCTTTAGATAGATTAGCTTCAGTCATACCAAAAGTAGATCCATCTTTAGTCAAATCTAGATTATATGGCAAGAACAGGACCGGCACTTAGCCCTAATCCCGGTAGGACAGCTAGGTTCTATCGACGAAATAAGAAGTCACGTCTTAAACGTAGACGTGCTCAAGCTCGTATTAATAATACGCCAGCTAAAAGAGCGTATCGACGTGAACTTATGAAGATACGTAGAAAGCGTAAACCCGGTAAACAAACTGATTTGTCACATAAAGGTGGCAAGATTGTTACTGAGTCACGTAAAGCAAACCGAGGTAGAGGCGGAGCAAGAAGAACTTAATGACACCATTACTACCAAACCCTGATTACTATTTACACAATTTAATAACCATG